AGCACGTCCGAGGCCAGCACCGCCAGCACCAACATAGTGTTGGGCCCAAGTCTCTCCCGCGCTAAATACCCCTAAACCCGCAGCAATCTACCTAAACCCGCGCTAAATCTACCCAGAAACAGGGAAATCCAGCACATAAATGAACCTCGGGGAACCAAGGGGCATGGCTTACCGCTTGCCGAGGGACGCCTGGGAACCCTCCCGCGACAATCTACCCTCACCCTCCCGCAGTCCCTCCCGCGGCTAAATACACCGAGGGGCGCCTGGTGAACCGAGGGGACCCTTCCAAGAACACTCGGGGACTATTCACAGGAAACTCCCGGGGACTCTCTCGGACTATTCACAGGAAACTCCCGGGGACACTCACAGATTACTCACAGACTACTCCCGGGATAGGGATAACCGAGGGGACCCTTTCCTTTCTATAACTAGCATCTTTTAATCTTTTGGGAATCCTTGATATCAATTCCTTGGGCAACCAGTAAATAGAAACCTTAGGGATACCTAGATTTAGAATTCTATTTAGAATTCGTCTTGGTTATCTTTGGGCAACCGTTATCTTTTGATTATCCAGGTATCCCTAGGAAAACAAAGATAACAGGTTAACAGGATTCTGAATTAAGGAATCCTTCGGAAATCATTGGTTGCCCAATAGTGTTGATACCTTAAGCTGTTAGATTGTAGTGTTATTTTAACCAAGGGCGTTGGAAACCCAGTTCCCTGCGGGTGGTGAAGCGTGGTGATGTTATGCGATTGTCTTGATGAGAAACCCAGTTCCCTGCGGGTATCCTTGTCCACATATGTAGACACTCGTGAAGGGAACCCAGTTCCCTGCGGGTATCCTTGTGTTGATGGTGCCGTGTTGCGTGGGTGGTGGGTGTCGCTACGCGATGCGTTGTTGATGGTCGTGGCTGCCTTCGGCTGTAGTTTATTATTGTTTTATTTGTCAAAGACTGTGTATTCATCGACCCTAGGTCTTTAAACTAGCAATCAGCAATGTTCTTTAAGGGTGAGCGAATTTTTTTCCTGGAATCCACTATTTTCCTATATCACGCCTAGTTGTCTACAGATGTGGACATGGATAGCCAAAAAACTGGAGACCCCGATACCATTACCCTAATAGTTGTGGCAGGTTTTGTTAGTTTTACCCATTATATATAGATAGAATGAATATTTATAGACATGGAGCCAAGGTGAGCCTATCCGTATGTCCCAAGACTCGTGTTGTCTTATCTGGGGGCGCGTTGATAGATTGTGGTTTGCCTTGGTCTTCATGGTTTTCCGAGGTGTGCCGTGGCTAATGATACGGTTAAGACTGGTTTAACTAAAGATGAAGCTCAGGAAGAGTTGATTTCCCTGATTGCTTTGGGTTATCCAATTATTAAGGCTTGTGAGATGATTGATAGGTCTTATAAGACTTATGAAGAATGGCGTGTATATAAGCCTAAGCCTGGTGATAAAGATTTTAATGAAGATAAGTTTAAAAAAGTTGAAGATTTTAGGGCGAAGGTTAAATCTGCTCAGATTATGAGTAAGCGTGGTGTTAATAAGCCGTCTACTATGGATGTCCCGGATTTCCCTGAGTTTTGTGAGAAGTATATGAAGCAGAAATTGTTTCTTCATCAGTTGCAGTGGTTTGATTTGTTAGAGGGTAGGGAACCTAGGGATTTGCATCCTAGTATGACTTATGTTCCTGGTAAGAAGACTAGGTTGATTATTAATGTTCCCCCTGGTCATGCTAAGTCTACTACTCTTACTGTTAATTATATTGTTTGGCGTATTATTAAGAATCCTAGTATTAAGACTTTGATTATTAGTTTAACGCAGGAGCAGGCTAAGAAGTTTTTGTTGCAGGTTAAAGAACGTTTGACTGATACTCAGTATGCTGATCTTCAGAGGGATTTTGGTCCATCTGGGGGTTGGAAAGAGGGTTCTTCTTCTTGGAAGCAGAATTTGTTTTATGTTGGTGGTCGTAATATGGAATCTAAGGATCCGACTGTGCAGGCTTTAGGTATTGGTTCGCAGGTTTATGGTAACCGTGCTGACCTGGTTATCCTTGATGATAGTGTTGATAATACGAATGTTAATGAATATGTTAAGCAGGGTTCTTGGGTTAATGGTGTTATTAAGTCTCGTTTGGCTCCTCGTACTGGTCGTTGTTTGATTATTGGTACTCGTATGGCGGCTCAGGATTTGTATAGTGAGATTCAGAATCCTTCACTTTATACTAATAAAGAGTCTCCTTGGACTTATTTGAAGCAACCTGCTGTATTAGAGTTTGCTGATGATCCTAAGGATTGGGTTACCTTGTGGCCTTATTCTAATAATCCTTTTGATGTTGATGATGAACCTAGTGAAGATGGTACTTATCGTTTGTGGGATGGTCCAACTTTGTCTGATGTTCGTGATGAGGCTGAGATTGATGAGTGGTCTCGTATGTATATGCAGGAGCAGGTTACTAGTGATTCTACTTTTAAGATTGAAGCTATTAAAGAATGTATTGATGGTAGGTCGCCAGGATATATTCCTGAAAATAAGATGAGTGGTCGTGCGGAGGGTATGAAGGGTTTGTATGTTCTTGCTGGACTAGATCCTGCTACTGTTGGTTATACTGCTTGTGTTGTTTATGGTGTTGATATGCAGACTGGTGATAGATATGTGATTGATATACATAATCAGGCTAACATGCATCCCGATGATACCCGTAATTTGATTAAGATTATGACTGAGAAGTATAAGATTCAGGAGTGGCGTATTGAGCGTAACGCTTTCCAGAGGTTTCTTACTTTGGATACTGAGATTAACCGTTGGTTATCAGGTAGGAATTCTAGGCTTACCGAGCATTTGACTGGTGATAATAAGAATGATGAGGACTTTGGTGTTTTGGCTATGAGTTCATTGTTTACTAATAAGATGATTCATTTGCCTAATCCTAATAATTCTAATGCTACTAAGGCTTTAATTGAACAATTAAGTATTTGGCATCCTAAGCCTCCTAAGAATATGAAGACAGACTTAGTTATGGCTTTATGGTTTGCTGAGCTTAGGGCTAGTGAATTGTTTACTGTTCGTTCTAAGTCTACTAATTATATGAATAGTCCTTTTACTACTAAGTATGAGCGTTCACAACGTTATGTTTCTAAGAATCCAATGTTTGAAGGAATAAATTAAAATGATAAGGACTAATAATGAGTAATATTGATGATATGTCTAATGATTTAATTGTTGATCCAAATTATGTTTATGTTGATATTGACGAGGTTAACAATAAATTTATTAATATTGTTAAAAAGTTTGTTTATAGTGATACAAAGAAAAAAGAAGTTCGTAGAGTTTTAAATGGTAATTTGCATGAATTGTATCCAGATATTTTTCCAGATATGGGTGCTTGGGGTAAACCTATTTCGGCTAATATGGCTGATATTATTACTAGGGATATGGGAGAGTCATTATCCTTACTTCCTACTTATAGTTGTTTTTCTACCTCTATGTCTAGCCAAAAAGATCGTGATAGGGCTAGTAGAAAGAATAAGATTATTGGCTGTTATATTAATAACTCTAGACTTCAAGAACAAATGCCTACCGCTATGATGCGTTTAGTTGCATATGGTTCTGTTATTGGTAGGGTTGATACTGATTTTGAAGACAATACTCCTTATATTAGAACTTTAGATCCTATTGGGACATACCCTGAAAAAGATCACCGTGGAAGATTGACTGGTTATTTTGAGAAAAAAATAATGAGTAAAGATGATTTACTTTTACAGTATCCAGAATTTGCTTATGATATTAACGGTAAGAAAAATGATAAGTCTAGTACTCGTGAGATTGTTTTTTATCATAATAAAGAATATGATGTAGTATATTTACTTGGAGATAAGCCAAAAAGATTACAGGCTAAAAAGAATCCTATTGGTAGATGTATGGCTTCTATTGTTGACCGTTCTGGAGAGGGAGATATTCCTCGTGGTCAACTTGATGATATTATTCCAATTCTGCTTGCTAAGACTCGTATGGCTCTTCTTGCACTTAGAACTGCTGAAGATGTAGTTAATGCTCAACTTATTGTTCCTAGAGATGTTCAAGATGTTCCACAGGGACCTAACTCTATTATTAGAACAGATAATCCAGAAGGTATAAGATATGTTCCTCGTCAAGTGGCTCCTGATGCTTGGAGAGAACAGCAACAGTTAGATAGCGAATTAAAAATTGGTGGAAGGTTCCCAGAAAATAGAACTGGCGCACCTGCTGGTTCTGGTACTGTTACTGGTGCTGGGCAAGATGCTCTTCTTGGAGCATATGATTCACAGATTGATGGTTATCGTGTTGGATTGGCTCGTTGGCATAAAGAATTAATGATGATTTCTTTAGAGGTTGATGATAAAGTATTTGGTGATGTAGAAAAAACTCTTATTGGAAATGATAATGGTTCTGCTTATCAGTTTACATATAGCGCTCATAAGATTATTGATGGTGATTATAGTGTTTCTACTCGTTATGGACTTATGGCTGGATTAAATCCTAGTCAAATGCTTGTATTTGGACTTCAGGCTTTACAGTCTGAGTTATTTTCTAAAGGATTTTTAATGGGAGAACTACCAATTCAGTTTGATGTTGAACAACAGAAGCGTGAGATTGATATTGAAAAACTTAATGCTACTGGTATGCAGATTCTAATGGGTCTTGGTGCTTCTATTCCACAAATGATGGCTCAGGGTGTGGATGTTACTAAACAATTAAATATGCTTAAAGGGGTTATGAAAGATCGTCGTGATGGAAAAGATACTATCGATTCAATGATTGATGTTTTAGAGTATGCTACTGAGCAAGAGAAACAAGCTGTTGCTGATCCTAATAATCCTACTCAACAGGTTCCAGGTCAACCTGGGTTAACTCAACAGCAACCTCAAGGTCAAGCTGGTGGAGCTGGTGGAGCTCCTGATTTAGGTAGTCTTCTTGCTAGTCTTAATCCTAAAGGCCAAGCTGGCTTATCCGCTTCTATTCAACATAAGTTTTAATTATGGCTAATCATATGAGGTCTAAGAGTCCTAGTTCAGCTAAGTTTTCTTGGAGTGCTTTTTTAGGAATATTTTTTGCATTATTGGCGAATATTGCTGTATCTTTTGTTGGTTATTTTGAGGGTGTTTCAGAAATGTTATTTGCTTCTGCTAATTATAAAATAAATAAGCAAAGATTTTATGATGATGTAACAAAAGATATAGAAAATCTTGATAAAATTGTTAATGATGATTATGAGGAGGAAGAATAATGGCTGGTACTGGTGGATATCAAAGACCTACTACTCCTGCGGCTGTTTCTGGAGTAGGTGCTGGTAGTCAACGTACTGATGGTAATCCTAGTGCTGGAGATCCAGTTCAGGCTGCTAAGTACTTGTCTGGTTTACCTTATGGACAAAATAAGGTATTAAATAATCAAGAGCAGGCTGTTCCTTTGGCTGGTAGTGTTCAACCTAGTGATGTTTCTGCTCCTAGTGTTGGCGGGGGTCAATCTTTTGGACAACCTTCTTCTGGTTTTAATGTTCAGTCTTTAGATCAACCTGGAGACCCATCGATTCCCCTTACACATGGAATGCCTTTTGGTCCTGGGGATGATTCTATTCCTGGTCATATACATAATCCTTTAGCAATGAATCAAGAGACTGGCGATATTGCACAATCCCATATTGTTCAAGGACAATATCAAAGTGCGCTTGCTAGTTTTCAAAAGTTTGCATCTAATCCAATGGCTTCTCCTGGGTTAGCATATTTAGCTGAACGTTTAAAGAATGGATATTAATAAATGAGTAATAATACACCTTTACCATCAGTTCCAGGAACACAAAATACAGACACATCGCTTCCACCTGCTCCAGGAATGGGAATATTAACTCCAGAAATGATGAATAATCCTGGTACGGCTGTTGATGTATTATCTCAACCAAACCAACAAACAAATGCTTTAACTACTTCTGCGGCTATTAATGCAACTACAGCACAAGATGCTGTTGCACAACATGCAGCTACAGTTAGTAGTCCTGGATTTTTTAGTAAAATGGGTATAAATATTTTTAAAGCATTAAATTTTTTAAATAAACCTCTTCAAGAAGTCCAAAAAGATTATAAATTTATTCATGCTGTATATAGTAATTACGGTATGGCACAAGGAGTTCTTGCTACATTAGGTTTAGTTGCCGGTGGAGTTGCGGGAGCAGTAGTTGATGAACCTTTATTAGGTGTTGATGCTGCTGGTGCATTAGAAAGACATCTTATGGGTGGAGTTTGGTCTAAAGCATATTCTATTTCTGAAGATCCAAATGCGGGTATATCTTTTGGTAGAGATATTTCGCATGGCATTTCTAATATAGCGGAAACTTTAGGCGCTAAAGGTATTGCTAAAGAACTACAAAATACAAACGTTGGACTTGGTAAATATACTTCTCTTTTAAATGATGTTACTTTTGATTTGACTATGGACCCCCTTATGAGATTTGGTTCTTTTTTAACTAAACTAAAACGTGGAGAACTTGTAAAAACTATAGATGGTGCAAATTTAGCAAAAAATGCTTTAAATGGTGTAGAAAATAAATTAGGTGTTATGATGAACACTCCATTATCAAAGATTTGGCCAGAAGCAAATCAAGGTTTAGCTAATATGTTGGCTCCAGCTTCTGGTAGATTTATTAATCCTGAAGTTCTTGATGCTGTTAAAAATGGTGAGGGTGGAATATTTGGAATATTAAATCAAAATTCTTTAAAATATAATACTAGCCTTAAAAATATTGCTGATATAGCAAACAATGCAAAGGTTACTGAGACTGCATCAAAATCACAAATGGTTGCTGGTCAAATTAATTATCAATATGGTAATTTAGGTGGACCTTTTGCTCAACGTATAGCAGATATGGCTGAAATTAAAAAAATAACCCCAGATGATATACATGAAGTTTTAAGAAATAGTATATATACTGGAGAAAAAGAAAGTTTAGTAGGAGGAGCTGTTTTACCTTCTAGAACTGTTTTAAGAATGAAGACTCTTGCTCCGATGCAAAAATATCTTAATGGAACTGCAGATAAAGCAGATTTAAACTGGTTACAAAAAGGGTATTCGACTTTTACTGGTTATATGGCTACAAGTGTTGATAGTCTTGGTAAACTTTCTACTTCAGTTTTAGGTTCTAATAATAAAGATGCAGCTAATGCTATATTTAGAATTTCTAAATATTTTGGTGGTCATGATTACTCTGTTGAACAAGTTGGAAAATTTTTAGAAGCAAAAGCAACTGGGCATCCAGCATATATGATGAATATGTATAACGATTTGACAATGGATGTAATTAAAATGTCCGGAGCTCCAGATGATAGTCAATTTGTTTTGAATCTGAGAAAAGAAATGAGCAAGATTCTTAACGCTCCTCATGATACGGCTCAATCAGTAGATGAATATGGTAATGAAATTGGACAATATCATACTACTGATAATCAAGTAGAAATTACACATCCTACTGGAAATCAAATGGATAACATTAATTTTCCAATACCAAATTTTATTCAAGCAAGAGCTGCAATGTATAGTGCTGGTATGTATAAAAAATATTTAGGAAAATTAGATACTTTTGTTTCAGATAAATATACTAATCCAATTTTTAAGCCTATGGCACTTTTAACTGCTGGTTTTGGTTTAAGAGTTGCTGCCTCAGAATTACTTCCAGCTATTAGTCGTTACGGAATATTAAAGTTACTATCTGCCAGAATACAAATTACTCTTGCTAAATCTGCCGAAAAAAGGGGATTTAGTACTTTAGAACCATTGCTTCCCGGGGAAGAAGAGCACCTTGTGGCGGCGGCCTTACATACGCTTGGAACAACTAATGAAAAAGGAGAACTTATAGATCCACTTAAAGAAGGATGGAGTTCTGTTAGAGATTTCTTAAAAAATTCTACTAATGAAGCGGCAAAATTGGCATTAAAAGTAATTCCTTATGGTGAAATATTTGATAACACAACTGAATCATTACACAATTTTCATGGACATAAGGTTGCTCCAGAAGCCGTAACTACTGGTATGGATGCAACTGGTTATGGTATGAGGGAAACAATTGGAACTATTGCTCAAAAAGAAGCCCGTAAAGTCCCAGTTAGTCATCAAGGTATGGTTAATGATCTTAAATCTAAATTTGGTCAAACAAAAAAAGAAACAGTTTCAGTTGATAGGGCTATGTCTTTAACTGCAAAAAATAACAATCTTAGACCACAATTAATTCATAATATTAACGAAGAAATGAAAAAACCTGTTGGTCGGGAAATTTCTAAAGATATTCTTGCTCAAACAGAAGGTAAAAATTCTGTATCTCTTGTAAGAGATGTTTCTGGAACTGCTACTGGTAAAATAGAAAGTAAAATACGATATGAGGAAAACTCACTACTAGAAGGAATAGATCCTTTTAATAATAAACCAAAAGAAGCCCAAAAATATACAACCGCAGATCTAGAAAGAAGGGCAAAGCTAAAAGAAAAAGGACTAAAGTCAGTTAATGAACATTATGAAACTAACTTTACTTCAATTGACGAAGCAAAATCATATATAAATGAACTTGAAAAAATTGCAAGTAACCCTAATCTTATAATAGCTCATGCAGAAAAACAAAATATGGATAATATTTTAATTAATAATGAAAAACAAAAAATTGATGATACAAAATCTGGTAAATCTACAATCTATAAAGATGAAATGGAAAACAGTGGTAATCCTGCTTGGATAAATATGAATTCCAGAGAATTTGCAGCAATGAGAGTTGCACATATTAAAGGAATGACTATAGGACGAGATGGAACAATTCATAAAGAAGTTCTTAATAATATTATAAATAATAAAGAATTATCTTCAGATAATATAACACATATAGCAGATAGTTCTTTGCCTGCATCTACTGGTGGACATATTACAGATCCTTCTCTTCATTTAGCTCAAGAAGAAAATGGAGATAAAGGTTTTCAAAAGATTATGAATGCAACGGTTAACCTAGGTTTCAAAAAAGTTCTTGATCCTATAATTAACTGGATATCAAGAGAACCAATCTTCCAGATTCACTATTCTATAGAAAAGAAATCTTTAGCATATGAAGTAAATGCTGGTTTATTATCTCCAGAGACTGCTGCAAGAATAGCTTCAGAGCGCGCTATCCATGCCATGCTTCCAGAAATTCACAATACTGCTTTACGTAGTCAGTTTGCTCAGATTACTAGAAACCTTATGCCTTTTTATTTTGCCCAAGAACAAGCAATGAAAAGAGCGTGGCGAGCTGCAAAAGATACTGGTACTGAATTTCCAGTTATTGGACCTATTTTTTCTCGTGAAGTTAGATTATCTCAAATGGTTGAACAAACAATGAATAATCCAAATTTTGTAACTTCTGATGGTAATGGAAATAGTTATCTTAACCTTCCAGTGGTTGGTGAAATAGGAACTCATATACAAAATGCTTTACATGCATTACACATTCCTATTTCTGCCAATTTACCAATGATGGTTCAAGGAAATCTTACTTCTCTTAAGTCAGTTGTTCCTGGTATTGATTTACCTGGACTTGGACCAATTGTTACTATTCCAATGAATGCTTTATCTGGATTATTTCCTAGTATATCAACCCCAATTGATACCGCTCTTGGATTATCTGCTAATCGTGGAGTATTTGAAGCACTTATGCCATCTAAAGCATTTATTGATGTTTGGGATGCATTGGGACCCGACCAACAAACTTCGGCATTAGCAAATGCAACTATTGCAGCATTACAAACTATGTCATATCATAATCAACTTCCTGGGCCAACTGCTAGTATTCAAGAAATACAAGCTGCAATTTCTAAAGCTAAAGATAATGCTAGAAGTATTTTAATTATTAAAGCTTTAGTTGGATTAATTTCTCCTTTATCTCCAAAAATTGAACAAGGGGATTTTGGTTTTAGAGATGAATGGAATAATATGCTTAAACCAAAATCTCAAGGTGGATTAGGTATTACTTATGCTGATGCATTGGTAAAATTCGTAAAAGAACATCCTCCTTTAACTAAAGATGGTGCAACAGATGTTTCCTATACTATATCTAATTCTACTCCATCTGTTCGTGGTGCAAACTTTAATTATAGTAATGATGCTATAAATTGGATTAATGATAAAAAATCTAATGCTGGGGGATTATTATTTAATGATAAAACTTCCACTGGAGCAGCTTTTCTTATTCCGCAGGCACCAACTAGTGGAGATTCATATAAGATTAACCAAGCTTTAATTATGGATCATCTAAGACAACAAAGAAGTCCAGAAGAAATGATAAATCAATTTTATATTTCTCAAGGAAACTATGATATTGCTCAACCACTTCTTGAACATAATAAAGCAATTGCCCAATTAACACAAAATGGAGATAGGGCTGGTTTATCTACTGAAAGAACTCGTTGGTCTACATATACTCAAAATATGGCAAATTCTCAACCAATTTGGTATGCTAACTATAATAGTGGTGTTGGAACAGATAATGCCAAAAAAGCATTATCACAACTTGAAACTATTTTTTCTGATAATAAATTAGATCCAAATACTAAACAATCAAATTTAGTTAAAGGGCTATTGATTCAATATAATAACCATCAAAATCTTATTAACAGTTATAAGAATAATGGTTATAGTTCTTCAACAATGATTTCTCAAGAAAAAACTCGTTGGAAAGAAGAACTAGCAACTATATTAACAAATAACCCACAACTTACAAATGTTATAAATACCGTCTTCTCGAAAGTAGGATAAAAATGGCAATCGACCAAGCAACTCAAGATAAATATAATGCTCTTGCTTTAGAAATTGATCAGTTACAGAAACAGCAAACTGGAGCTTTCTTTGGTAAGGGTAGTCCTAGTGATACAGTTTCTAATAATGAAAAAATTTCCGCCCAAATAGAGACCTTAAAGTCTCAGATGACTGCCCTAGAACCACAAGATGTCCCTGGGAAACCTAGTTTATTAGATAAATTCGGATCTACTATGTTACATGGTTTAGAGTACCCTTATGTGAATGCCCCCCAAGACCCAGAACAACAATTAAAAGATTTATTAAATAATGGCACTTCTCAAACAGATCCTAAGGTACTTGCTTTAATATCACAAGTTAAAGAAAAAAGTGATGTTCAAAATAAACAAAATCAACTTGATACAATAAAAAAGTCTGCATCTGATTATATTACAAAACAAAATACCATTAGTCAGAATGCTACAAATTTAAAAAATCAAATAAATGAAAAGCAAGATCAAATTAAAAAACTACAAACTGAAAATATTATTTTAGGTGTTAAAGGGCAACCAACAACTGCAAACGATAAAACTATTTCTGAGTTACAAAAAGAAATAACTACACTTCAAACACCAGCAGTTCCTATTGACCCTAAAACCGGAAAACCTGTAGTTAAAGATAACACAACTACTCCAGTTGATACTAGTGGCACTATTACTATTGATGGAAAAAATGGTTTAAGTATTTCTAATGAAGTACAAACAATTGTTAAAAACCAAGCATTATCAGATAAATATTATAAAGATTTAATAAATTCTGGTGGCATGAAAACAAGTGATGATAGAAATAAATTGTTTGCAACTAAATTATTTAATGCTTTTACTGATGCAGCAAATAAACAAATGGATTGGCATGATTATGTTCCTGCACAAGAAGCTAACAACACAAATAAAATAGGTCAATTAACTGTTCCTGCACAAGAGACTCAACAAACTTATGGAACTACTGAATATCTTACTAAATGGGCAAGTGATAATGGAATACAAATTCCACCTTCACAATTAACTGAATTTTCTAAAAATGTATTATCGGGAAATACTACTATTGATGCTATAACAAATGATTTAATGAAAAATATAGTTGCTACAACTTATCCTGCTTATAAAGATATGCTTTATTCTCCCGCCGCCGGACACAATGGAACTCCAGGTATGTCTGGTATGACTATTAGGCAATTAGCAAGTCCCTATACAGATTTAATTGGTAAAGTTTTTGGTGTTGACGCTGCAACTATTCCAATGAACGATTCTAGACTTGAAAAAATGATGCAGTATGTTGACCCTAAAACTGGTAAACCTGCCGTCATGCCTAAGTATCAAGCCTATGCTGATGTTATTCAAAAAGATCCAGGTTGGGGTAAAACCCAGGATGCCTGGAATAACCTGGGAGCCAAGTTTGATCCAATCCTAGGTGATATTGGTGGAGCTCCAGCAGAATTTAGAAATCAAAACTATGAAAGTGGGTTATAAAAATGGCTTCAACGATACCAACAATAACTACCAATTCCGATGGAACAAATTCAACATTTGACTCTAATAGTGCGATTAAAACCAATCTAGATGGAATAACTGCACTTCAAAATAGTGGTGTGGCAAATGGAGTAAAAGCATTTTATACTAATAATGATGCTAACGTTTATTTTCAAAAACAAATGAGTCAATTAGGTGGAGCTCCACTTGATAATAAAACATTTGAAGCTATGAAAGCAACCAATAGTGGAGATGAAGCTTTTGATATTCTTAAAAAAAGTGACTGGTTTACAAAAACTTTTCCATCTTTTCAAAAATTTGCTACTAATCACCCTCAAGCAACTTTAGCGGATTATAAGAATACTCAATTTGCTTATAAAGATATTTTGGTTAATGCTGGATTAGACCCTTCTCTTGCTAATACAGATAAGGTTGGAAAGCTTATGAATAACAATATAAACACAACTGATTTTAAATATAGAGTTGACCAAGCTGCTTTAGCAGCTAATAATCAAGACCCAGCTACTGCCGCTACTTTACAAAAATATTATGGTATTACTCAATCACATATGGCTGAATTCTTTTTAGACCCTAAAAATTCTTTACCAAAACTTCAAAATATGGTTCAAGCCTCTCAAATTGGTGGAATAGCAGATAAATCTGGTTTAAGTATTAGCTTAACTTATGCCCAAACTTTAGCTCAAGATGCTGCTAAAGGTGGTTATTTAAGACCTTCAGCAATTAACACTGCTATTAGAGGTACTGGTGCTACAAAAGCTGGTTTAGAAAATATTGCAGCTCAATCTGGTAAAAAAATTAGTAATGAAGATCTTATTTCTGGAACACTTGATATTGGTTCCGCTCAAGGAATAGCCGCAGCTCAAGCCAAAGCTTCTGAGGCTGCTAAATTCTCTGGTAGTAATGCTGGAACACAGTCTCTAAGCAAGGATGTATCAGGTAATTACTAATATTTAAGATATTTTGGGGAGTTGTGGCAGGTTTTGCTGATTTTACCCATTATATATAGATAGGAAACAAATTCTGGCGAGCCTAAGATACCCTGGACTCAAATTGATGTTAATACTCACAGAGGCAAAGGTTCGCCAGAACCCACAAGTTCCGATGACTAAAAAACTGGGCTAGTTTATCGTGTATTAAACCAGAAGTGGAAGCCGATTTATCTCACCTCCGAGATAAGCGTGGTCTGCGAAATATATAAGGAGAGAAAATGACCGACCAAGAAGATAATCTAGAAGAACTAGAAGGTTCTGAAGCAAGTACAGAAAGCAAAGAAGCTCCAAAAGAACTTCGTCAGCTAACTAAAAAGCAAGGAACAAAGATAGCAGAACTAGAGAAAGAATTGGCCGCGTTTAAGGCTAACGAGAAAACTCGTGCTTTAGCAGATGCACTTACTGCTAAGGGTGTTAACCCAAAGGTTGCAAAGTTCTTAGAAGCAGATGGCGTTGAAGGCGATGAGGCTATTGTAAAATGGCTTACAGAGAACGAAGAGCTACTTGTTCTAATTCCAAGCAAGACTAATGAAAAGACACAGTTTGGTGCAAAACCTAATGCTACTGTTGAAGAAATTGAAGCTTCTAAAAAGTTTCAGAATCTAGGAAGTAAAGCTAGTTCCCCTTCCAGTGTAGATGATGCTAATAAGTATAGATCTGCAACTACTATTGAAGAGGCTAGAAAAGCTGCTGATGAATTAAGCAATAGTCTTAGATAATTAAAAATCTCCCTTAAATACAAAAGTATTTAATAATTCCTAGAAAAGGAAACAAAAATGACAGCTCCATACCAAAGTACCGTTGAACTAAGTAATTTAGTCCAACCAGCTTATGACCAAATTGTACGTTTACAGTTTGAGTCAAATACACAATTCAGAAACGTTGTAGACGTTCGTCCAGAAGACGTAACATCTGCTTCTAATTCTTATACACTTGAGATTTATCCATCTCTTGCTCCTGCTCTTACTCCTTTGAATGAAATCACTGACCCAGCAGGCGTATCACAATCTAATACAACCTATAAGACGATTACCTTGGCTCCATATGGTAACTATGAAGTTCGTACAGATAATCTTCGTGCTTTCACGTTTGCTAAGAACCTTCGTGATGCTTCTCTTGAAAAGATGGCCTATAACATGGCTGACTCTGTTGATCGACTTGTTGAGGCAGTATTTGCTGCTGGAACTCAGGTTATACGTGTTAACTCTGGAGTAATCGAGACTAATACTGGTACAACTGGTGCAATTACCACAACCGATCTTTTCACTGGTGAAATTATCCGTCAGGTTGTTACTCAGCTTCGTACTAACAATGTTCCAACTGTTGATGGTTTACATTACATCGGCCTTGCTCACCCTAAAGTATTGAAGGATCTTCGTTCCAATACTTCAGGTTCAGAGTGGAGAGCTTACCAAGTTAATAACGCTGCTTCAGGTGGAGCTGGTCTTATTAATGGTGACATCGGAGTTTATGAAGGTGTTCGTTGGATTGAAACCAACCGTTGTTCCTTTGCTGGAACTGGTACTGGTGCAATTAACGTTTACCAAACATACATTCTTGGAAAAGAAGCTTGTGCTGAAGCTGTTGCACAAGATTGCGAATTCCAACTTGTTCTTGATGGTATTGTTGTTGATCCATTTAGGCGTAAGTGGGTTTATGGTTGGAAGGGTATCGCTGGTTGGGCATTATTCCGTACCGAATCCTTATGGCGTGTCGAGACTGCATCGAGCATGGGTTAATCCCTAGCATAAAGCAGGAAATACTCTTAAAGGGGGGACTCTAGGGAAACCTAAGTCTCCCCTTTAACTATAACTAGCCAGAAAGGAAAAAGTAATGAGTATAGTATCTTCTACTGATGGAAAAAATATAACAATAATTTCATCAGGATTATTGTTTACTTCTCTTGATTCTGGTTTAACATGGAATTATTCAGTTAGCTCTTTTGCAAGTGCTGGTGCTTGGGAATGTATTGCTTGGAATGGAACAGTATTTTGTGCGATTGCACAAAGTTCAAACAAAGCGGCTACCTCTCCTGATGGAATAAATTGGACTGCTAGAACTTTACCAATTT